TTCAATATTATCAATAATATCAATTAGCGTTTTATCTTTAATAAACTGTTGATCACGTTTTAATTCATCATACTCTCTTAAAGGAATAGTTACAGTTCTTCTAGAAGAAACCTCATCTTCATAGCTGGCATCAACTGCCGTCTGTTTATCCTCACAATCACTTGTCATTGACAGCTTTCGCATTCTCCAGTGTCATCAATCACTAGACCATCTTCGTTTTCGTAATTTTTATCTTCAGCTTTAGTTTCACATTCACATTTTTTACAGGCGCACAGCCCATATGCATCTGAATGTAATTCTTCCTTACAGTGGCAGTCGTGATGACATTTTTCACATTTAGTCATCTTTTTTTTCTTTTCCTTCTGGAAGTCCACTTTTTAACCAGTTATAAAACTTCCTAAATGGCCAACAAATAAATTTGATAATTTTTTTAATCATCTTTTGTCCCCCTCTGACAAGCTTTTTAATATGACTTATTTTGTAGCTAGTTCGTATAAGATTATAAGAACAATAATTATACCAATAGTAACTTTCTTATTGGCCACTGCTAATCCCCATATTCTTTTAACTTCTTGTTTTACTTTTTCCATAGTGTCCTCCTATTTTTTTATTGTACCCCAATTTTCCCCTTTTTTATAGTTAACTTTATTTTTAACTTTAAGAAGAATAGCGGTTTCCATTGTTTTCTTTACAATTGCAGCCTCTTTATCATTTTTTATGGAAAGACACAACTCATCGTGTATCTGTATCTGAGGCAAAATTCCCTTTTCATATAAATTTACCATTGCTTTTTTAGTCATATCAGCCGCACTCCCTTGGATTAGTCTATTTAAAGCTTTGTAGGTAAATGCAGGTTTGTAATGTTTATCAAAGTTCTTCATATAATCTTTAGGTATTTTACCTTCTTTATATGTGTCAACTACGGCTGCTTTAAATTCTTTTTTTGCTCCTTCTTTCGTGAGTATAGGTACGGGGTCATATCTATTAGTTGTATTATTCCATTCTCTATCTTGTGTCTCCCATTTATTAAATCTACAAAACCTATCTTCTAAGGTGAATAATAGTTTATGCTCTTCTGCAAATTGAATTAAGTCTTGAGATAGTCGTCTTACAAAAGGTGCTTTAGCATGGTAAGTATTAAATAATTTAGTAGCTGCTTCTCTGTCTAACTCTAATTCTTTTTGTAATTTCATTTTTCCCATACCATAGAAAAGCCCTAAGTTAATAGTCTTGGCCGTGATCCGTGGTATGTTAGCCATGTCTGCTACAGTTTGGTGAAAGTCCACGTCTTTTTCTTTATAAGCCTCTTCAATTGTTTTTAAACTTTCTATTAAATTTAATGGGATTTCTGTTTCGTTGGAATCTATATAAGTTTTTAATGCGTAATGAACAACGAGTCGTGGTTCCTGTTGAGAATAGTCAAAGCTCCCCCACGTACAACCTTCATCAGGAATAAATAATTCTCTCATTTTTTGACCAATAAATCCTTTAGCAGGAATCTGTTGTAAGTTAGGATTAGACATAGAAAATCTTCCAGTAACTGTTCCTCCTTGGTCCGATCTAATCTGATTTATATCTGCGTGTATTCTACCTTCATGAACAAAATCTAATAGTCCAGCAATAAAGGTATTTTCTGTTTTATCAAAATTTCTTGCTTTAACAATTAATCTTAAAAAATGATTTTTATGAGTCGATAGGTAGTCTTTAGGAAGTTGAGGTAATCCAGACTTGGGTGTTGTCTTATAATCTGTAATTTTTTGCTGAACTAATAATTTTTTTATAGAAGAAGCTGCCCAAATTTCTATTTTGACCCCTGTTCTTCTTTCAATATGCTTAATAATATTATTCTTGGTTTTATTTAAACGTTTACCAAACGCCTTAGCTTTTTCGACATCTATTTTAACTCCTTTGAATTTCATGTCAACTAAACAAGGAAATAATTTTGTTTCTAATTCAAAAATTTTTCTACAAGTTTTGTATTCTCTACTTTTATTTAACTTAACTTTAGTGTAAAGTACTTCGTCCAAAAGTTCATTATCAAATAGTTCCCACAACTTTAAAGTTAAATTCACGTCTTGTTCTGCGTAATCTTTTACTAAATGGTAAGGCAGTTTGTGCATGTTAGACATAGGATCTTTTATAGTTCCGTTAGACCAGTCTAAAACTTTAGCTGTTAAATCATATTTGTATTTGGACTCTTTTAAATAATCTTTACTAAGTGAATCCAAAGAATATTTCATTCGAGTTTCATCAATTATAGAAGCTGCGATCATGGTATCGAGTAAGGGTCCTTGTGGCATCTCTCCAGTTGCCGATCTAATCCAACATACGTCATACATGGCATTGTGAAAAACCTTACGCAAACCCTTGTTTTTAAACACTTTTTCGTTCAAAAAATCCCATGTTTCTTTGGTGTTTAGATTGTCCGTCATGTGATGAGCAATAGGAAAATACAAAGTTTTTTTCTTGGTAGCTATAGCTATGCCAGTTACAAACCCTTCTTTTCTAACTGCGCCTGATCCTTTTGTTTTTAAATTAGGATCATAGGTTTCTAAGTCAACTGCAACAGTATCTATACCTTTTAAATCTAAATCACTTAACTGTGGAACAGCACACATTATTTATTTTTCTCCGGATAATCACGATCAATTGCCATTTGACAATAATGAATTGCTTTCTCTAAATCTTGTTTTTGCCCTTTTTGCTTATGACGACATAAATATTTAATCGCATTTCCTTCGGCAAAGGGTAAATTATTTTTATTTATAAATTCTGAAGGTTGAATCGTCATCGATTGATAATGATCTCCCCCTACTTGTTTTTTATATACCTCATTCATTTTTTCTCCCTAATGTTGTTTTATATTTTCCTGGGCTTTTTGCTAAAGTCCAGTAATCAAAGATTCCTCTACTGTACGCTGTGTACGCTAGTCTTAATTGAGTAAACCAATCTTCTCTTCGTGTTAGAGTATGGTCTACAATAACATTATCAAATGTTAGGCCCTTGACTTCATGAATATTTCCATATTTAATTTGAATGTTCTTATCAAAATCAAAACCTTTTGCTAAAACTTTTTTAATGTAAATTAATTTTTCTTTTGTAGTTTTAGAAGGAATCCTGACTAAATCAAAATCTTTATATTGTTTAGCATCTTCTTTAAAAACTTTTTTTTGTATCAATTCATCAATTGTATAGTCTTTATCAACCCACCCATCAAAATTTAATACTTCTCCTTTTTTTAATCTAACTTTAACTTTACTTCCTGCATACTCACAGAAATGTTTTACCTGAGTAAGGCTTATTGGGATGCCTCTTATAAAGTCGGGCCATAGATGATGAGCTCTTAGTTCTTTTTTAGATACATGAGCTGAATTTTTAACATGTGCATACTCTAATCCGTGTCTATCAAAAAATTCGGTACACCTATATTTCCTGGCGTTTCCTCTGTATGTAAATAAAAATGTTTGATTAGTGTTTTTTATTTTATCTAATAAAATATCTAAATGGCCAGAACCTTCGAAGTTAGATAAATAATAGCTGTTGCCTTTAATAACTTCTCCTATATGGCCCATATTATGCTTCTCAGTGTACCGAGCCGGTGTCCATATTCTATGAGAGCCATAGTGGTCCCAAATAGGTTGAATGATCTTCTTACATAATTTATTTATAGCTTCACTACATCTGAGTCCATCTGTTAATTCATAATAAGGATTTGCTGCAAGTTTGTGATATTTGTCTGCATCTGAGCCTGCATATTCAAATAATGTTTGATCTGCGTCTCCAACTAAATAATAGTGACCTTCTTTTACATTTATTGCCATTTTTTCAATAGCTTTGGTTTGAGGAACATTACTATCCTGACATTCATCTATAATGACTGCATCAATGTCTGGTTCCCTAATATCTGGATGATTAAAACCCTCAATCATATCTGTGTAGTCGCATTTATTATTATCCTTTTTGTATTTTTCATATATTACAAGAAGCTCTTTAATTAATTCAATACTACTATAGGGAGTATAAGATTTTTGATCACAAACTCTCCAATACTCATCATAAAGCATGCCACGTCCTTTAGCATCTGATCTAAATTTATATAGAAGGTGTTTATCAACATCTGTTGAGGAATCTCTACCAAAAAATCTATTTTGTTCAATTAAATTTTTATGGTCTTCGTATTCAAATTTGTCCTTATGTAATAATCTCTTTTTACAATAACGATGTATGGTGCATATTTTATACTTCATAGATTTTTTGGTAAAACCTCTTTCTTTCATTGCAGGTAATGCTAAAACTGCATCTTTAATTTGATTAGCAGCTACCTTTGTATGAGAAAGAATAATTATTTTGTCTGGGTGGTATTTAAGTAATAATTCTTTATAAAGGTCTAATATAAAACCATGAGTTTTACCTGTACCTGGTGGACCTGCAATAAATCTAGGTTGCATCTTGTTCAAAATCTATCGCCTCCGTTCCTTCAGTGAATTCCCCTTCTAAAATTATATCTTCAGTTTCAAGGTCGGGATTCTCTATTCTCCAAGATACAAGAGATTTTTCCTGGTAATGTCCGTGTATCTTCTTCGCCTTTAATATATCTTGAATATTTAATACTAAATCAACTCTTTTTAAATTTACTTTTTGACTTTGTAAATAATCTTCAAATTTATTTAATTTAAATTCTAAATAATTGTTTGGTTTATTAAACCAAGGTAAACTGTAATGAGCTAATTCTTTCTTATCAGTAAAAGCCTTTTTTAATTTAATGTAATTAGTAAAATGTTTTACAAAGACTAGAGCTTCGTCAGAATCTTCTACGGAGTTTTCTGCTTTTTTTCTTGTTTCAAATTTCATTCTCATAACTGTTTCAAAATCATCAGCTTTCATCCGAGGAATCCAAACCTGCGCTTGTGTTACAACCGCATCATAAAATAATTTTCGATTCATGAGTGTTGGTCCGCTCACTCTAATTATTTTTGTAAAAGACTCTCCCTCTAATTTACCTGTTACTTTTATCTTGTATCTGTCGTGACCACAGTCAACGATGTCTCCGATAGATTCATCTGCAATTACTTTAACATCGGCTAAAGATTTGTCTTCTGCCCCCACCCAACTAAATAAATGTGCAATGGTTTTTACTTCACACTCGAGTATTTCAGCAAGTTTAGGCATCCCAAAAATTCTATTTCCTTTTCTAGCTGTTGTACCTTTAAGCTTTCTATTTTCAGCTTCGTCGTCATTAGAAATGTCTGCTGTTTGATAAATAAAATCATTTATTTCTTCATCATCCCAATCAGTGTGTTTGACTAAAACTCCTGCTATAGCTGTACAGTATTCATCTCTTGAGCCTTTGGGTGCATACAAAAGAGAGAGAGCAGTAGCTAATGCTATCTTTCTTAAAACTTTATTTAGATCACCTATGTATTCGTTAAAACCTTCGTACTTCTCCCACCTTACATACTCATGATCTTTACTATGTAATGAACCTGGAACTATTGTATAGTTTGATGTACTACTTCTTATTTCACATAAACAATTACCATGTTTAGCATACTCAACATATCTTGTAAGATCAGTAGGTAATTCAAATTTTTGTGGTGGTAAAACATTTTTCCATACATAATGACTACTTGGATTATGATTTCTGCCAAAAACAGCGTCACATTTTCTTAACCATAACTTTGCAAATTCTTTTGCTTTAGAATTGTCTATATCAAAATCAACTAGACTATCTAATCTTAATCCTAAACTTCTATCTAAATATTTATTTTTCCATTCTTCTTTCTTGATATTAAAATCTTTGGATTGCCATTTTCTAGCTATAGCTCTACTCCCATCACAAGGGATTAAAGTATAACCAAGATTATACCAATCTTCATAAGTGGTCGGACCACCATTAATTTTTTTTTCATCAATCATATTTTAATGGGCGGTTTCACTCTCGCTCTGCCGCCCACTCCCTAGGAATTATAAGTTGATGGTTTTTTTGGTTGCTTCTTGATTTTCAGGTTTAACTTTCACTAAACCCTTGCTGTTTTTCTCAGCAAAATTTTTAGCAATTGC